TAATACTGAGCCTGGTCCATATACCATTAAACCAGTATTAGGATTTCTACCTATCATTTGTTCTTTTCCAGACAAATAACCTATTTGTCCTTTAAGATTAGGACTGTAGTTTCTTGCGTTTGGATTTAATGGATTAAATTTATTACCTAAAAATGCAGCACCACCCATTAACGCTAAAGGTCCTAAAACTGACGAACCTAAAGATCTTATTCCTAAATTTACAGCTCCTCTTTTAAACATGTTTCCTAAATTAGCTGGATTATTTAAACCTGCAAATATCCCACCACCTGTATAAATATCAAGTGGATCAGTTTTTTGAGGAGTTATTCCTAATTGTTCATAAGCCATTTCTATGGCTTTGTTTATACCATATTGTTTTGCTAATGGCATTGCTATGGCCATTACTACATCCATCATTATCTTCTACCTCCAGCATGTATATCTAACCTAAATGTTCCTAGCTTCCAACTAGTATCTACGGCAGTATTTTTTATTGTGAGAGCCACAGCTCTTGCTCTTGCACGTGTATCTACTTTTGTTGTAGAAGAAGTTATTGTAAATGGACCTAATGATGAACTAGCTGCCGTATTGTTAGGATAATTTCTTAAATCTAATTGTACAATTGTATTACCTTGTTGTGCAATAAAGTCAGGTATAATTCGACTAACTCTCATAATATTTTCACCATCACCTCTAAGGTCGCCTAAATTAGTTGCGGCACCTCTAACAACTTTTTGAGTAATATCATAATCTCCAGAAGTAATATCCGCTGGTATAGCTGTTGTAACAGCTCCTGCTTGTAATTGATTAACACCTGTTTCATGTTCAAAATATATTGTTGAGCCATCTGTATTTCCTGTAACATCAAATGAATCATCATCATCTGCATTATATTTTGTAGCATGTGGTAATCCAAAAACAGCAGAATCTTCCCATGTACTTCTTGCAAAAAGATTACTATCGTTTGTAAACCATATTGGACGTTTAGATGTGGAATCTAAATAACTATAAAAAACAGCTCGGTTATTTACGTTAGATGTAGATGTAGCATAGTACCAAATTACTTCTCCAAATAAGTTGTTAATTCCTGCATAAATTAATTGATTAGATGTTGTGTTTAAATCATCATAAACATAGTCTTCAACTAAACAATCCATAGATTCTAGTTTACCAGTATATCTAAAGAAACCATTATCTGACATCCAATACGCAGCACCGTCAACTTCTACAGCTGCATTCATTCCTATTAATCCACAGTTAGTTCCTACTTGTTCAAAAGCAAAAACAAAGTCACCACCCACAAAACGCATGGTAAATAAGGCAGTATCTGTCCAAACATAAATTGCATTTCTACCAAGTTTAGCTCCAATGATCCGTGATCCGTCGGCCAGTCTTTGTGTACCAGCACTATTGGTTGCCGTAGGTGTATAATCGTTTATATCTTCCTGTGAAGAAAATCTAATAAACATATCGTCTTGAGTTGTTGTATCTCCAATAGTTTGTTCTGTTCCAAAAAATACTAAGTGTCTATCCGGTGTAGATACTAACATGTCCCTAGACGCCGTTGGTGCACCAGTTATAATTGTAGCTCTTGTTGATGTGGCATTAGCAGCATCAGCGTCCCATTGAAATGCAGATCCACCTACTATTAATGCTATAAGTTTACTACCTAAATTATCTAAAGCCCATAAACCAGGGTCAGTAACTTTATCTGTGTTAGCTGCTGGTGATCCCCAACCAGTCCAACTAGATGTGTTAGTTACAGTTGCACCATTAGAGTGAGTTGTAGCTGTAGTTCCTCTGGCTCCTCTACCAATACCTGTTAATTTATTTCCGGTAATACCAGTATAAGATATTTCTTCAGTGCCTATTTGAACAAAATTTGTACCGGTTGTTGGAAAACCTGTAACACTAGTTAAAGTTATTTCTGTTGCCGAACTATTATTACCACCACTTGTACCTGTAATAGCTCCATTTAAAGTTGTTGTGGCTACACCTAAAACAGATCCACCCCATAATGATATACCCCAACCAAAAGCTCCTAGCTGCTCAGCTGGTCCAACATGATAATATTGAAAATAAGTTATACCGCCAGATGTTGTAGCACCTGATCCTGTTTCAACACTAGGCATTGTAATAGTAATTGTGGTTGCAGTAGGCGCAGATGTAACCATAAATTTTTTATCAGCAAAATCTGCAGCACCAAAATTAGAATTTGTAATAGCTGAAAAAGTAGAAGCGTCTCCAAATAATATTATGTCTCCAGCTACAAAACCATGCGAACCAGAAAAAGTAATAGTAACAATTTTTGAATTATTAGTTGTAGTAAAAGCATTGGTGATTGCTGTTCCCGATGGATTAGTCAAAGGGTGTATATCATAAAAAACGCCTCCTGAATAAGCGTATAAAATTCTATTAGTTCCTATAGCTGCAAATTTTGTAGATGCAGAATTAACAAAGTGATGTAAACCTCTTGCAACACCAGTTAGTTTAGACTCACCTAATTGAGACCATCCACCTATTTTTTCAGGTGTACCATACCTAAAACGTACATTTTGACCACCTGTCCATTGAGACTCAGCACCAGTAGATGTAACTTGTTTATTAAATCCGGGTAAAAAACCTAACTTTTGTAGCATATAAAAAACCTATTGTTTCTAGGTTATATCAGATTTTAAGGGATTTCAAACGCTAAAGTAAGGGGAGGGTGTTGTGGTGGTGTCTCCCCCTACAAGCTTATATCCTATATTATTTTTTAGGTAATGTAAACCCTTTATAATTAGCAGGAAGTCCTATAAACGGACGTTTGTCAAATTTATTTTCTTTAGCCATTTTTGATCCAGCTTTATTATAATGTAAAAATACTTGTCCACAATCCTTGCCTGTAAATTCTTCTCTCCAATGTTCAAGATCACATCCAGAATATATGAGCATATCTCCTGGGTCTAGATCTACTTTAATTCCAGCTTGTTTTTCTTTACCTGTTGGATCTAAATATATAGGCCATGGATCACCACCTAAATTTAATGTAGTAGATATTTCACAAGAATATCTATCTTTGTGCCTAGCTAATACATCGCCATTTTTATATATTCTTGCATAGGAATAAGTTTCAGATAATTTTAATCCTGTATTTTTTTCCATAATAGGTTTTACTTTTTGTAATAAAGTTTCCATTACAAGATCACCATAATGCGAGTAAGTATTAGGAACTTGTTCGTCAGTCCATATTCCCCAATAGTCTGTAAAAGGTGAAATGTATTTTTGATCAAATAAAAACCTTGCTACATTTCTTTTATTTAAAAAATAAGCATAGCAAAAATCTGCTAGCTCTCTACTTATAATTTTTTTTAATACTGTATATTTATTTTTTTTAAACGACATTTAATACTCCTTTCGGTATTGCTTGACAGTTCCAATGAATAAATCTAAATGGTTCATAACCTAGATCTACCACATATTGATGTGGCATGTAAGATGGAAAAAATATCATACGGCCTGGTTTAACTTTATAGTTTATTTGTGAACTTGCGTAAGTTACTTTTGTTTTATCTTTTTCAGGTAAAAGATTCATTATGTTGCCAGGTCTAGGATCTTCGAATATTGGCAAAGACGTTTTTTCACTTGCTTTTAAAAAATAAAAACCAGATATATGGCCATTCCAATGTGTATGTAAAGTATGGTGTCCACCGCCAGATTGAGCAAATTCTTGCACCCATAACTCTGTTGTAAATACTTGGTAATTGGTTAAATCAAAACCCATTTCATCTAGCAAATTGTGCGCTGTTGCACCAATATAATCTTGTAACTCTTTAAATTTAGAATCACCAATTAATGTTGTTGAGTGAAATACATGACCCATATCTCCTTTGTCTCCAAACTTTTTATTTTTTTTATCTATTTCTTTTTTTAAATTTTTCTTTGATTGTTTAATATAAGGATCAGAGGCTTTGTTTAATTTTTTTACATATTTAGGTTCATCTGCAAACCATATAGGACATGCAAAATATTGTTCTAAAGTTAATTGTTTAGGAAAACTCATTTAAAAGGCCATCCTAAATTCCATATTACTAAACTATATCTTGACCCTTTTTTAACAGGACAAACTCTGTGCCATACATGAGAAGGAAAAACAACTAAAGATCCTTTAGGCAATATTTCTGTACATTTTCTAATATTAGGTTTTTTATCCGGATCCATGTTTCTAAAATCAAATTCTAATTCTCCACCTTTATAATCTTTTGGATCTGATAAGGTTACAGTCACAGATAATTTTCTAATTTTACCATGACTAAAATCATTTGGATTTTGGCTAAAATATGGTTTATCCCAACTATCACAATGCCAATCATAATATTGTCCTTTTTCATATTTAGTAAATTGACATGATTCAGAATAATCCCATTGAAAATTCCAACCCGCACTTACATTAGCTCTATGAATATATGGTTGAATTTCTTTGTATATCCATCTATCGTTCATCCAAACAATATTAG